AATTAGTCGTTGCCGGAGGCTTGATCGAATGATATCGATATATCAAGCCGGCAATTTCAAGCGCAAAAACTCGACGCGCGTTATCGTTCGTTATACTCATGATAATTCAGCTCTATATAAATCGAATGTTGAAAAGCTTTTTAATTTACAATCTTCGCATGAAATATTAAAAACAACGCGTTCGCCGCGCGCTTGATACGCTCCGACGGTTTCCGGAATATATAGCGGTCTTGGCGCTTCCGGTTGCGTATTTGTTGGCGTTGACGCTGGTATAATATAACCGGAATCGACTGTAAACGTTTGGGAATATTGCGACGCAGTTTCGCTTGTTAGAAACATCGAATCGGATGAATCGAATCGAATCCCGTAATCAACGATTGCGATTTGTGAATAACCGGAACCGGAATCATTTAATAAACCGACTTCGATTTCGATAACCGGCGAAAATTCCGCGTTTCCGGAGTCTTGCGAAGTTGTGCCGCTTTCATATTGACAGATTACGCCGATCCAAGACGAAACAAGTCGAGTCGCGCTTATTAGCTTATGACTTTCGACATATCCTTTTGTAATTCTTCCGTCGCTTTCAGATATACGCGTGTTCATATAATCGCGACCATTTACGACATGAGCTTGAGAATAAGCCGAACGCATAATCGGATAATTTGTACGATTTAAGAATTTAACATAATTTAATTGATTTAACGCGTTCGACATTGAAGAAACGGCGGAACCATAAAGAATTTCGCCATTATTACATGACTTTTTATCTGGTAACAATGCGTAAGCGGTAGATATTAACATTTTATTATACTCCGAACAATGACAAGCCGATGATCGTTCCGTCGGTACCTTGTCCGGATAAAGCCGGCGGATAACGATTCGCGCGCGCGTTGCTTAATGAAATTAAATTATCGCGGTTTTCTTCGACTTGATCGAAAGTGGCGTTATAATACGGAAGTCTAGTATCGCACATTTGCAATAATTCAGCGTTATCGATTTCTAAATCAAACGTATACCAGCCGATACTTGTTGATGTAGCTTGATTGATGCTTAACGATTGGCCGAAAAATGTAAAATCGACGTCGCCAATCGCGCGAACATGTAATTCTAATTTATTGAAATCTAAGTTTTCAAAACCGGACGGTAAAAGCGGAAACGCGTTTAAAATATTCATATGACCGACACCGATATAAATAACGCTGGTCGCGGCTTCGTCCGCGTTCGGATATAATGTCGACGATGTATTATAAACGCCGGACCAGGTAATTAATGATTTAAGTCGTTTTCTAATTTCTTTAATACTATCAATCATATTATGAGCGAAACGCGACGTAAAAGCATTTTGCGCGGTTGTTCTAGTCGTTCCGAACGGCGTTATATATGTTGATGTATTATATTGTGTTTTTCGGCCGGCTGCGATTGGTGAATTCAACGGCTTAAAATATGCCATAATCGAAAAGATTTCTATTTCCGATGCTGAATTCGCTTGTAATTCTACTTTTAAAGTGCCGTAATAATAATTTCCGCTTGGATATGTTATCGTTATATCATTATTCGCGAAACCGTTCGTCGTTGCGCTTAAACTTAATATTGATGTAAACGAAGTAGCGCCGATTGTTAACGTAAATCTTAAATTACAATTTGTTACCGATCCATGCGTTCGATAATTGACGATGAATTCTATTTCGTCATGTTCAAGCGATACAAGCGGAATTCGATATTCTGCCATTTCTGTGTATGTTATTTGATCCGTAATAAAAACGCGATCGGCGAACGCATGAGATAAAACATTTTCGCAATTACCAGCGGCGAACGCATAATTTAAAGCGTTCGACATACGTTCCGGGGTTTCAAAAGTTACCTTTCGGCCGGCGACTGTCGAAGCTGGATCGCATAGAATACTATTAACGTTATATGAATTACTCATTTAAACTCTCAAATCGCATTGATATCGGAACACGTCGGCGCATATTTCGCGGAAATACTAGATTATAATCACTTGTAATCATCGATGCGCGAATTCGACCTTCGAAGCCGTTTCGCGATGATGTATATATTAAATCATGCGCCGGTTGTTCGGCGTTCGCGTCGGCTTCGATTAACATTCGTCTTGAGTCTCCGAGTACCTGGTAAAAGTTAATTCTTTCGCCGGCGGCGCATAATGGAATAAATTTATTTATAAAATGTTGATATAGATCGATTGAATCTAAACGCGCATCCAAGTCAAAAGCCAGTTGATTAAAAGTATAATTACCAATAGTATTGGAAGTATAACCGCCGGATATTTTTCGTCGAAATTCACTAACATTTTCAACCCCATTATGAAATGCTTGATATGGTCTTGTTGGTACTAAGACCGATGAACAAAAGTTCGAAGCTTTTAAAACTGTATATCCGTTTATTGACGTCGTTGTTTCATTGCCGGTAAATCCTAAAAAATCGCGAAAGCTGGTATCATTCCAAGTTAACGCGGAAACCGATAAAGATGAATTAACGACATATCCTTGATTATCAATATACCATCGCGTATCACTACCAGAAACGGCCGTTATATCTGCTTGTTCTAATGTGTTCGAACCGTCGTCGATGTCACCGTTTCCGCGAACTCTACAAGCGATAATCAAGTCTTGAGCGCCGCCAATAAAATTAAATAAAAATGATCCACTTCCGCCGACTTGTTCTATTTCGTATGCGAACGCGATAATTTCGCCGCGTATCCATTCGTTTGGCGCCGTCGCTGCGTAACTTAATAAAGGCGATCCGATTGTCGCGCCGCCGCTGTAATGAATAAAAGTATTTCCGAATCCTAAAACATCGCTAGAACTAACAATCGGCGTTGTTGAATAATAACGAATTCGAAACGGAGCATCCGAAGAAATTTCGACTTGATCATTTGCATTTATGCCAATATGCCAAGCCGAACCGAATGTCGAAGATGATAATAATTGAGAAGATAAATCAAGCCCGGATTTCATACCGCGCCCGTTTAAAAAGGAAATCATATCTTCGTAATTCGAATACCAAACACTTTGGACTTTATTCGCGGAACGCGTCGCGACGTGCGAACCGAAATTCGACATATTTAAACCGGTCATTAAACAAAAATTCGGAGCTGGATTCGAATACATTTTAAACTCTTGGTTTTCCGCGTCGTTGTTGTTTCATTATTTTTGTAATGCGATCGGCTAACGCTTGTTCCGCCGCTTTCTTTGTATCATATACGACGGCGCCGGAAAAGTTAACATTAAATACTAATGTTTGTTCGGTCGCTTGTTCGCGTTCTATCATATTTGATGTTTGAGGTGATCCGGACGGCGAAATATTTCCGCTAATACCCGCGCCACCGCCACCGCCACCGCCACCGCCACCGGCACCCATAACCGAAGCCGCGCCACCGGCGGCCACCGCTGCCGCTGCGAATATTGTTCCGGCTTTCGCATGTGCCGCCGCCAACGGTGGCGCGGTAATAGAAAATGCGGCAGCTTTCGCGAATTCGATCAATGATTCGACACCGGCTTGTTTCGCTAGTGTTTGTAATAATTGCGCGGTCGCTTGTTTGAATGAATCGCCGAACATGATCGCACCGACTGCCGCTTCGGCGAATCCACGTCCCATATTTCCAAAAAAGCCAGATAACTTTTGATTAACGATATCGGTTTCACGTGAAACAAGATTTTGTCTTTCGATTGCGAATCTTCTATTTAATTCTGTTATTTGTTCTTGATTATTTTTCGCAGCGTCTAAACGTTGCGCATATTGTAAAGCTAGTAAAAGATTTTCGCGTTCGAATTCGTTTTCGATTTGTTGAATATTGAATTCGGCGGTTTCATATGCGAATTGTTTATTCGCTTCTAATCTTGCTAAACGTTGCGAATCTTGTTCCGCTTGGAATGTTTTACGAATTGATTTTAATTCATTTTGAAATGCAAGTTCCGCGATAATTCTTTGATTATTATTATCTTTCGCGAGTTGTAACGCCGTATTATATCGAAGTACAGCGAGTTTAATTTGTTTTTGTTCCGAATCCTTTTGATTTTCAATAATTAGTTGTTGGATACGCGCGCGTTCTGCGACTTTTTGCATTTCTATCTGGGCTTGTCTTTGTCTTTCGCGTTCGGCGCTCATTCTCGCACGTTCGGCATTTTGTTTATCTTTTTCGCGCGCTGATTTCTTTTTTTCTTCGATTTCTTCCATCAACTTCATACGTTCGAACATTGTTCGCCGCGTAACTGCGCGTTCTTGATCAATCAAGTTTATCGCGATCGCCAAATCATCATTTTGTTTCATTAAGGCGTCGCGATTATCTTTGTTTCTTTCGGCTTGTAATAATTGTAATTTTGTATCTTCTTTAACTTGTAATGATTTTAACTTAAATTGATCTTCGCTTAATCTAGTTTCTAATTCGCCTAAAACTAAACCTTCTAATTTTGCCGCATTTTCTTTAATTTTGCTTTGTAATGATTCCGCGCTTGTTTCTTCTAATGCTTTTAACATCTTGCCGGATTTTTCTATTCCAGCGTCAACTTTTTCTTGTTCTTTTCTTAATTTACCGACGGAATTTTGAAACGCGATATTTGCTTTTGTACTTGCGACGGTCGCGCGTTGAAATTCTGCGCGTGCTTCTATTAACGCGCGTTCATTACGAACGGCGGCGTTTTGTGCTTTCGATAATGCTTCGGTAGCTTTTTCTAGTCGTTGCGTTGCTTCATAATCTTTGATTGCAGCTTTCGAAAATTTTTCAAGTTGTTTTTGTAACTTTTCTTTTGCGAATTGTGCGCGTAATGTAGCAATCGAAAATTTTTGTAATTGGTCCGAAGTTGGAATTACTCCGTTTTCTGATAATGCTTCCAATTTCGATTCTAAATCCGCCGCCGCCGCTGCCATATTTGCTGTATTTTCTTCGGCTTCTTGCGCTGCGCCCGATAATAAATTAAATGTTTCGTAAGCTGCGTATGCTGCGCCGACAACGCCAGCGAAACGCGATACTAAACCAGTAAAAGAGACACCGCCGGTTTTTCCGACTTTTCCGATTGTTTTTCCCAAATCTCTAAAAGAATTTAATAATCCGGAAACCGTTTCGCCGACCTGGTCGATTCCTTCGCCTAGTTTTTCGTTAGTATTTCCCATTGATGACGCTAATTTTTTGCCAGCGTTACCGATTGATTCAAATTCTTCGGTTATGTCTTTCGCGCCGCTTAATTCGACGTCTATTTCTATTGTTCCGCCGTTCGCCATATTACATATCTTTCATTTGCTCATGTTTACGCGCAATCATTAGATTTTGATTATAATCTAATAAATCAAAACATTCAATAATCGCGATCGTCGGATTTTTATATATGTCTTTTATTTGCACAATTCCTTTTTTAAATTTTTGATAATTGTTAATAACAGACGATAATCGATTCATGTTTGAAATTGGACAATGACGAATTTTTAAATCGGAATATGATTCGCCGGAGTTCGGCGCGATTCGATATCCGTAAACGTAAACGCCGTTTTCATCTTCCGCCGATTGTGGCAAGCCTTTTTTAAACGCGCTTCCACAATTACCACGTTGACGCCGTAACGTTGGATTCTTTTCGCATTGTTCACATGACCAGCTTCGACCAGCGGAAAATGGTACCCATACGGCCGAAGCGATAGCTATTTTCCCAAATCACCGATCAAAGAAATTCTTTGTACATGAATCGATAATTCGGTAATAGTCTGTAATCGATCGCGGTCCGGTCTAATCGATTGAATCATATCGAACGAAGCGGATTCGCCGTTGATTTCTACTAATGATTTTTTAATCATTTCAATAGTAACGCGTCCAATATATGCCGCATATTCTGAATATGCTTTTCGCTCATCTTCATTCAAAGCATGATGATAAATCGCTTTTTCTTTTTCGTCGTTTGGCGAATTTACAAATAAAAATCGTCCAAGTTCGGAACGTGTTAAAGCACCGGCGGCGATTTCTGCGTTTTCGCGATCTTCTGGCGTTAATGGTTTTAATTTAAATATTGTCGCATCGTCTTTTAATTCTAATAAACTAATGTCGCCGGTATTAAGATAATCAAAATATTTTGATTCATCAATTTTTACCGAATTATCGCAAGTCGAAACGACATCGATAGTTTGTTCTGAAGATGTAAGAAAATGCAACGCCATTTTATTAAATTCCTAATGCTAATCTAAACGGAGAATTACCGGCGCCGGTTTCGATGACATCGCCGCCGAATCTACTTTGTTTATATGTTAATGTTTGACGAACGATATCATTACCGGATACGTCATATTTAGCCGGATCATTAGCTAATTGAGCAGCCGGAATCATGATCGCGCATCCTAGACCGTCGCCAGTTGGACCGGTACCGACTAGCACTTGACGAACAACGCGACGAATATAATCGTTATTTAATGTAGTGTTAACAGTGGATAGCGTTAAAGTCAACTCAATATCAATATCAGTAATTTCCATATCTGACATTGCGATGATTGATTCGCTATGGCCAAGCGGCGTTAAAGTATTAGTATAACTTAATGTGAAATCTTCACAATCAAGTTGTATTTGTCCAAGTTTATCACCGGTCGACGCATTAGTTAAAGATGTCGGCGAAGAATCCGAAACAATAACGTAAGAATTACGGAAAAATGGCGGAGCGCCGTTATTATATACGGGTTCGATTGGTCCGGTCGCGCTTCCATTTTCATTTTTAATATGTGCCGCTTGAAATGTCATTTCGGCCATAAGTCGCCCATTGTCTAAACTAATGTTCAGTGATTCACCGACGCAACCGAAATAAAATTCTTGGAAGTTAACGCCGTCGATTCTAAAAGATAATGAATGTTCGCGTTCGCCGGTGTTCGTTCTTGAACCAGGGAACCAGGTTTGTGTCCCGCGAATATCTGGCGTTCCTGTAAAGTTCGCACTAAAAGCCGGTGAAATTGTAATATCTGAACTTCCGTCGGCGTCGTCTGTAATTGCTGAATATTCGACGCGGCCTTTTAATTCACTAGATATCAATGTTCCTACATCGGTCGCTGTTGGACCGCCGGAAACAACTTGAAACGCATTAGTACTTGTAATCGTTGAAACCGTCGCGGAAGTTACGGACGATACTTTAGTTTTGAAAAATGCGCCTAAAAGATAACCTAAATAATTTGAACTATAATCCGCCGCGCTTGATCCGATTGTCGTTAAATCAAGTCGAATGGTAACCGTTCCGGTTCGACGTTGTACGTTATTTCCACCGGATAAAACTGTATCAATTTCCGGCGGTATAAAATACGAACCGTCGCGAGTATCCAAGCGTTCGGAAATCGGAACCTCACCATTAAGAACAACCGGATCGCGTTCGCAAGGAATAGAAATATATGTTAAGCCGGATTCGGACGGTAAATTTGTATTTGTATCTAATGATCCGAATAAAGTTTCGACGGCGACGCCAATCGATCTATGAGTAACTGCCATTTTTTAATTCTCCAAATAAAGAAGATCGAACGGTAAAATAAGCATAAAGCCGATAATTTCGCCGGTTTGATCGGTTATATTTTCTAGTCTACTTTGACCCGGAATTAACGAAACGATTCCGGTCGTATTAAAATCATAATCCGGACCTTTCAATTTATCAATCAAATAAGATGAATCTTCGGTCATGATTCGCATTTTAAAGCCATATTCTTTTATGATCGAATATCGAACGTTTAATTCTATCGTTACGCGCTTTCGTCCGCTTAACCCGGTCGTTCCGTCGTCCATCGGCGCGGATATCATATCGAACATGAATTCGCGTTGTGCGAATGATCTATCATTTATATTTGATGTCAAACCGGAACCGTCATCGATGCAAATAAAAGAATGATGCGAATCCGTTTTCGGTTGGATAGATTCGATCATGTCTTTCAATTTATCTAATGCTTTAATAATGCCGCGACTCATTTTTTCTTTTTCCTTAATTTATTTGATATATCAATCGCGACGGCGTCGACCAGGATATTTATTTCATCATCGGTTAAACCGATATAAGGTCGTTTTTTATGTACGTCATATCCGTAATGTTGAACATGCTTAGTTAATCCGATTCGAAACCGGGTTTCCGTCGCTTCTAATATAACTAGATTGTTCATTAATTGACCGCTTAACACTAGATCAACTTCCGCCGATTCGCCAGCTTTACCGGTACGCTTTCGACTTTCTTGTTTATACTGTTTATAACCGTCCTTGTAAAATACAGAATTACCAGTTCGCGAAACGCGTCCGCCTTTCGGTTTCAATCTAGCACCTTTAAACGCAACATAAAGCGGTTTCGTACTATATTCGATAAACGGCGCTCCGGTCGAACTAATACCGCGCGACGTTCTTAATTTAACCGTCGCAAGCGTATTAGATGCTAGTCTTTTAGTATCGTTCGCGGACCATACCGAAGCCGGTAATTTTAAATTTACCTTAGACATTTGTTTAGTGTCTCATTCCGCGCGCTGGCGTAAACGTCTTTTCGTATTCTGTAATTGTCCTAGTTGCGAAACTTGCGCGGAAGTCGGAAGCCGAACCGCCGGATTTTGTTAAATTGATTTCTCCGTCGTCGATTATGCCGTCGCCGTCCAAATCTAAATCAATCGATGAAAGTCCAAGTTTCATCAATTCTATACAACGATTTCGCATAACTTCGGCGGAATCAAATTGTAACATCATTTCATAGATTCGCGCAGCTGTACAATACATATGACATAAACGGAATGATTCCGGATTAAAGATTTCGTCTTCGGTTACATTCGACGCCGATAATTCTTCGCGTAACATTAAAGCGATTTCATCAAGGGACGCTTTAATCTGTGGTTTGAAATCACTTTGACGACGCGGAATCATATCGGCAAAATTCGCGAATTGATTAACAAGCATATCATGATTTAAACCAGTGTCGAAAGGTCGCGGCGTTACTTTAATAATTCCTTTATCCAACTTGGACAAATTATTTTGTCCGCGATCTTCGACATATGAAATTAAGTATTGATATGTTCCGCTGGTCGCCGTAACGTTCGCAGCCGACGCGGTGACATACCATAAAGCGAACTCAAGATTCGCCGGTGTCGATAGATCAATTTCGCGCGGTAAAGGATCCGCCAAAATTGCGGACGTGCCAACGATGCGAATGATCTTTACTTGATAAAATGTATCGCCGGCGGTTTTTAAAAATGCGTTTACCTGGTCGGATTCGAGAGATACCGAACTCGCTATCGTTAACGTTCGTCGATCGTTGCCGATTGCGGTAACGCTTATATCATCGCGCGAATGAGTCATATTTGAAGTAACATCGGATGAAACTTTAAACGTGATCGACGGAGTACCAACGACCGGCGCCGGCGAATTCCATTCGAATAAATAATCGATTCCGGTAATAGCTTTCATTGATTCGCTTTCGTGATGTCGGCGCCTTTCGCGCGTTGTAAATTAGCCGCTTGAATAAATCCTTCGGTTACCGGCGTCCAGCTATGTCGACAGTTATAACCGCCGCAAGCCGTTTTAACTGGTAAGCCTTGACCATTTCGTAAACGTTTCATTTGATTTTCAGAAACGACTTTATCGACTAACGCTTTACAAAAATCTCGCGTTAATCCATCAAGCGGACCGGTATATAAATAATAACGAATGTCCGCTTCTTTCGCAATTTCGGCGGAAACGCTTCGACCGAACATCGATAATTTAGTATTGATTTGTGTTAATTGCGTCCCGGTCGCGGACTTCATTTTTTGACTTAATCCGCTTATGGCTTGTTTTATAGGGACGTCTAAAATTATAGCGTTTAAAGACTCGCGAACGCCATTCGCTACGCTTGGAACGATCACGTCATCAAATAACGCTTCGACGGTCGCCGTTTTCATTATGTCTAAACGATTCGAAACGGTATCTAATTTTAAATCCGGTTGAATGTTTAACATAGTGTTTCTTATTTTATCCGCGATATTATCGGATTGGTCGATAAATTCATCGATCGCGATTCCGTATCCTGCATTTAAAATAAATTGATTTAATTGATCGTTAGATAACGTCAATAAACTTAATGGATCCGTCGAACGAACAGCGGTTTCTAATGATTTTAGAAATCGCTTTCTTGAATCGTCAAGAATCGATTTCATTTTATTTTCAGCTTTGATTTGTGCCTTTAATTCTTCGACTTTCGCGGAAGTAATTTCGGCGCGAATACCGCTTTGGTTTTTAGCTTGCTTTTTAAGATTTTCGACCGCGATTTTATCCGCGTCCTTTTTTTCTGCTAATAAAACGGTATTCATAGTTAACTCAATATTAAGTTAAACAGTCGGTCATTACGAATCCGAGTTTACTGTCGATTGCTTTGTAAATCATACGTTCGCCGATATATACATTACGAGAGATAAAATCCGGAGAATCATAAACGCCAGTTTCATAACCTTTATATTCGAAGTTAAGAGCCGCGACGGGTAAACCACGAACGACGTTTTTAGTATTAACAATCGGTTGGACTTCCGGACGTAAACATCCCATGAATACAGTTTCATTATTCCAGATAAAACCTTCGGATGATGTCGCGCCAGCTACGGCAGTATCTCGACGCGCGGAACCTACAAAAATATTTTGAATCTTCAATTTGTTACGAAGTCGATTCATAAGTTCATCATCATTCAAAAGTAAATCACCGCTTGCGAATCCGGCGGTTACGTCGCCAAGAAAACGGCGCATATCTGGATTAACAATCAATTCCTCAAATACGTCATGACCTAAAATTAAAGTATCTGGATAAAGACCATGCGCATTTTTCATAACAGTATCGCGAAGTTTTCTTAAACCTTCGAACGCTTTCGTTCCGGCTGCGTCGAATTTACCGCCAACAACAGCGGTACAAGTACCGGTTTCGAATTGTGTACTATCAAAAAGCAAGTCCGCCGCGCGTTTTTCACGATCTAGTTTCATAGTGCGAAGAATCATACGAGCCGCGCGCGCTTCCTCGTCGGCGTCATATTGTGAATCTTCAATGTCTTCCATCGCAATACTATATTCTAAAGAATGAATTTCGCATTTAAATTCAATATTACTTCGATCGAATCCGTTCGCGCGTGTTCTTGATGCGCCAGGAGCGCGGCGAGTATCAAGACCGGCGCCAAGTCCGAGATAATTACGCGCATTTTCTTTTAAAAAAGTACCGCTTGCCGCTGGGACTTTGATCGTCGCTTGTTCAAAAACTTTATCAGCAATTAACGCGGAATCGCTTTGAATCGCTTCGCCGACAATGCCTTTTAAAATCTCATTGACTGGATGAATATTGCTATATGATGAGGCCATTATTTAACCCTTTCTTTATTAAGCGTATACAATCGACGGACCGGTAAACAATACTAATAATTGTTCGCCTGCCGATGCGCTTGTTTGATTTGTATTAGAAATAACACGGCATAACGGATATTGACCGGCCGTATCGGTTGCTTGAACTTTACCATCCGTATTTGCCGATAAAATCGGAGTCGTCACGAAAGTAATAGATTCACTGGCAATTACTTTAGTTAATCCATGAACAACGACGTCTACGCTATCGCCAGCGTTACAAGCGCGTTGCGCAACGCCGACGGCCGCCGCGTCGGTTGCTAAGTCAGTGATAACGACTTTTCCGGCTGCGTCCAATGATACGATAGCGAATTCGGTAATCGCTTCCGCTGCGATAAATGATGTTACGATTTGATTTAAAGCCATTTTAAAAACCTTTTAGTTAAATGATTTTGAATATTCGTTCGGATTTTGAGCTGCGTATAAACGTCTAGCTTCGTCAAAACCGATGCTTTTTTCTTCAGACAAAAGTTTAATTTTTTGTACTAAAGTCTTTTCTTGAGTTTCTTTTAATGTCGCACTATGACCAATTTCCGAAAGATTAACAGCGGAATTTTTAGGCGCTTCGCTTAACATTTGCCAAAACGCCGGAACTTCGTCTTTTTTGTCGAATGCTTGTTTCGCATGATTGACTTGATTCGGAGAAATACGACCGTCGTTTAAAAGTTCTTGAACTGCCTTATCGCGCTTTTCACAATGTAATTGATCACGAACGATATCAAGTTCACGTTTCATTTCATTAAACATTTGAATCGAAAATCCTTCGCTTAATAACGCCGCTTCGTTCATTTTCTTTTTCTTTTCGTCTTCGTCTTCATGCTCCGACATCTTCTCTTTGTCTTCGTCTTCGTCTTCCATCATTTGGTTTTTCTTTTCTTCGTCTTCATGCTCCGACATTTTCTTTTTATCGTCGTCATAATGCTCATTCATTGAAGATGATTCTTCCTTGTCTTTTAACTTCGATTCAAGCTCTTTAACAAGTGCGTCCTTTTGTTGTAATTTTAACAAAGCTTCTTCAAGCTTCGCTTGTAATTCTAATATTTGTTCGTCCATCGTTAAATTCTCCGAAAGTGTAACAATATCAATTTTGTTTTGTGATTGCGCCGGTCGCGGCGTTAGAGTAATAGCGAGTAATTGCGCGGATCCGACTTTTTCGCCGGTTGAACGCGAATAAACATCGCCGTCGATATATTCGGGACTTGACCATAAAACGCCGCCGGCGCTTTTAACAATATCAAGACCTTTTTCGTTATAAGCTGGTATTGCGTAAAGTCCATCGTCTTTAATTTGTAAATCGATAATTCTTCCAAGCGCGTTGGACGTTTCCGGCGGCGCAATAGATGAATTATTAAATGGACTTGACGAATGATTCCAATCGATAATTACGGCCGTTTCATCTTGCGTTTCTTTGAATACGCGTACGATTTCTTCTAATAATTTTTTATCGATTTCTTTTCCGATCTTTTCGCCGGATAATCTACTTGATACTTGACCGTATGCCAACGTTTTAAATGGCTTGCCGATCGTCAAGGATTCCGGAACATCATAATCCGAATTATCATTTAATTGTATCGCTTCGCCATATGCGCGTAATGATTGCATTTTTTTATCCGCTTTCTTCATTTGTTCGACAACGCGTTTCGCGTAAGAATAACCGGCGTCGCCGCCCCATCCTTCCCACGCTTGACGACCTTTTGACCAGTTCGACCAATCCGGCGATTTTTTATCGACTTCATGACGTGAAAAATAACTGAACATTCGTTTAACGGTTTCCGGTGATAACTTGCGACCGTTCGCCAGGTCCCGCGCACGCGCCAATCCTACGGAAGTCATACCGCGATTCGACGGCGTTTGTTTAGATCTTTCTTCTAATGCTTTCGCCGCTGCCTTTTGTGCGCCGACCGGCGGATTAAAATCGATATGTTCGTATTTCTTAGGAATAGCCAGCGCGACCGATTCCGTTTTCTTTTCCGGTTCGCTGCGTTGCGGATGACCTTTCGGCAATAAATCAAGATCTGTATTATATGCTTTTTTACGTTCGCCAGTACCGGCCAATTTTAAGAACGTCTTAACACGCGCTAAACCCCATTGATCGCGACTCATTCCGGGACGATGCGAAGTACTAAACGCACCGGCGCCGCGACGGTATACCGCTTTTAATGTTCCTAAATCAACGCGCTTCGATGGTGATTTATATCGATCATTATGTTTATCTCTTAAATTAACTAATGCCTTTTCGATTGCTTCCGATATTTTAATTCCGCCGCGCGAACCGGAAGCGGAACCGGGTTTATTTATTGAGCTGCCTTTTACCTGGTCTTTTTTCGGCGCCGGTGTTTGAGCTTGCGTTCTTTTTTTATTCATTGTTATTTCGCTTTTTTCGCATAATCAGTTGTTCCGCTAATAACGCCGATTGATAATTTCCACTTTGTAAACGCGGATTCGATACGACCGACCTTTCGAACGGTGAACGTTCGGCCATTTCCGGAAGTTCACCGATTCCAAGTTTACCGCGAATCGATCGTTCTAAATTATCGTCCGGTGTTAATATGCCACCGCGAACAAGCGGTTCTAGTTTTTCAAACGAATCGGCTAATGTATCATTATCTAAACCTTGATGAACTAAACGCGGAAGCTTCGACGCGTCATCTTCGCCGAAATTGAAACGAATCAATCGGCCGATGGTACCACCTCCGGCCCGGTCCGGTCCGTTGATTTGCCCGGCGACCAAATCACACAAGTTTATCGCGAGTCGTCTAAATACAGATAAATGTATTTCGCCGACGGATCGCGCGCCGGTGTCGCTTATTCCTAAATTTGAGAATTGAGCGAAAAAGGCTTGACTGATTTGATTATCGCATTCTTTGATTACTTCTAAAGGTCCGGCAGCTTGCGCCGGTTGAACGCCGTACGAATCAAATTTAACCGCCGCGTTTTCTATTAGATATGCTTGTTCGCCTGCGACGAATGCGGCGGCCTGCGCTTCCGCGTCGTCGATCATCGAATCGATATCGCCGTCGCTTAGTCCTTGCATTTCTGCGACCGAACGATCGACAGTTACTCGCGGCGTCGGTATCGCCCAACGATCAACGCCGATCGACATCATTGTCGATGTATTTTGTTTTGTTCGCCAAAAAAACCAAGCCGGCCGAAGCATTCCCATTCCTTCGAAATTCGATCCGGTTTTATTGAATGTTAATAGTAAAAGTTTGTTCGCTGGTATCGGTTCCGGCTTAACTTTTACATTATTCATTATTTGAATTACACCGTCCAAGATTTGACCGTCGCGAGATAGCCAGCGATCATGCGACGACGGTTCGCGATCCGCGAATTTACATAACCATATTCGCGGATTTCCGTTTTTGTCTTTTCCAGATTTATATATTTCTTCCGCGTATCGATAACCGATTGGAATAAATTGTAATAAATATGATAATTGTTCTTCAAACGATAAAGACATTTGGCCGGAATAACCGTCGAAGCCGAAACATTCATTCGCATAATCCGCGTAAATTTCCGCCGTCGGATCATCTTCGATACCAGGTTCGAAACGCCACGTCGCCGAAAGCAATGTTTGGCGTAATAAATGCCAACAACGAAAAACTATCGGATCCGTACGTAACATTTCTTCGGCTTCCGCGATCCAGTTCCGACCGATTAGTTTTGTATTTTGTTCGTATCCACTTATTCGGCCGCCGGATAATTGCGTTCCGCTTATTCCGTATTGATGATAATTCGCGTCGAACGCTCTTATATGTCGCGCGCGTTGTCGTCGTCTATAGTTCATATAAAACGGCCTTATGATTGATTTTCTTCTTTATTATGATTTTCATCGCGTTGATTGTCAAGTTCTAGTTCATGAACTAATGTATTCGAGATTTCAATAAAAAGTTTTACGGATTCGATAAAGTCATTTAACGAAAATTTTTCCGCTGGTTGTTTAATTAAATGATTTGATAGATTAACTATCGTTTGAACAGTATTATTCATAATATAACTTTCAAGATTTCTTTAGTAATATGTTTTAATGTATCAATGGATACACTATTTCCGATCATTTTATATCTTTGTACGTTTGATATATCATTATGAAAATGATAGTTATCTGGATATCCTAAAATCCTTAAACATTCATCAATCGATAATTTTCGAACAATATCGTCTATTAAATATGCGCCGGTTTTCCCAGCTATACCGCCACCGTTCGCCGTAAATGTAATCGATAATCCATTCGGCGAATAAATTCTATAGCCTTGTTTTTCATTGTTTTCAATCAAGCCGATTCTTTTAATATCGTTGAATCTTTCGTCATCATTCACTTGTTTATAAATAAAACATTTTCTTTTGACTAATAGTTTTTCGTCCTTGTTATTTTGATCGATATAATCCAACAAAACATTATAATTTTTTATCGGATCCGGAAAATTAAAAGCTTTTATAATTGTTTTCTTTATCGCGATTAAATAAATTCTTTTTCGTTTTTGTGGTGTGCCATAATCCGCACTATTTAAAACTTTATGATAAACATAATATCCAATTTCTCGAAACGACTTTATAATTATGTTTAATGTTCTACCTTGATCATGCTTTTCTAAATTCGCTACGTTTTCCATAAAAACACATTTCGGATTATGTTTTTCAGCGATCTTTATAATATTATAAAAAAGAGTGCCTTTTGTATGTTCAAAACCGTTTATAAATTTATTTGCAATAGAAAAAG